AAATTCTAAGAGTAGTTGACATTATCAACCCATCTCTTATTACTGATCCCGAGGGCATTAGAGTTGAGGTTGAGAGAGCACAAGAGGGCACGACTCTCAAACTTGATCACCCAGATAACTGCCCACTCGTTAAACTAACCAAGCAAGAGAACGTCAGTTTCACAACATCTGTTGTTCCAACTGGTACTGCTGGTGATTCTGTACAGATTACGACTGCTGAATTTGGCGGATCGATTAATGTTACTGACATCTTAAGACTCTCTGACACTGAACTATTTGATGTTACCGCTGTCTCTTCTGACACTAATAACATCCAAGCATTGAGAATTAATGATGGCGCAGAACCAACTGCATTCACAGTCTTTGAAGTTCTCTCTACTACTGGTCAGACTACAATTGAAGGTCCAACCGAAGTTAGAAATGACATTCTACTCACTGGTACTACATCAAATGAAGATAGAAAACTAACCATCACTGATGGCACCAACGTAACATTTGAAGTTGATTCTTCTGACGGTGACACCAAACTTGCTGGTGATCTATCTGTTGGTTCTGACTTTGATGAATTCGTAGTCAATGGTGACACTGGAACCCTAACAATGAAGGGTGGTGACATCCTTGTTAAGGATGACACTGGTGCTAACAATAGACTCCAGTTTGTTAATGGTAACGGCAATCTAACAATTGCTGGTGTCATTGAAACTCAAGGAACTGGAACTAACCTCTTCGCAGGTGATGTTGAGTTAAATGGTGGTGATCTTACCGTCAACGACGGAAGCACTTTGAGATTCGGTGTAAATAACAATGGAACAATTGACCTAGGTGGAATTGATGGTTACTTCGGTGCCTCTGGTGCTAGAAGATGGGAATATGTCTCAACAGTTTCTGGTGATGCTGGTGTAGTTGCATCTAACATCAACCTCTTTGTTAAGGCATCTTCTAACCTCGTTCTTAAGTTACCTACCAATGCGGTAACTGGTGATATGATCAGAGTTGTTGATATTGGCGGCGCTCTAACGTATAATGTTAGAATGATCTTTAGAGCACCTGATGGTATCCCCATCGCTGGTGATTCTACTAATACCTCCAATGCAATTGCTGGTGTAAACCTTTCTGGTTATGATGGTGGTGAATTGATTGTTACTACACCAAATGCTGCATTTGGTCTTGTATATGCTGGAGCAACACTCAACGGTGGTCAACCATCTGGCATCCCAAGCAACCTACAAGGTTGGTGGTTAATGGAAATCTAATTCCATATATTCTGAAAAAATTTTTCCACGGAAAATAGACGAAAAAAGATGGCAACTTACGGACTACTAAAAACGATGAAAGCCGCCGCCATTGGCACTATCATGCCATGGGGCGGCGACTTGACTGCTATTCCTGCAGGATGGTTAATTTGCAATGGTCAGAGACTAGAGGCGGGTGATTATCCACTTCTTACTCAAATGATTGGTGGAAATTATGGTGATGACAACCTTACAGGAACATTTCCAAATTATGGTGGTGGTATTTTCTTACCCAACATCAATCAACGTGCTTTGGTAGATATCGAAGCATCATATTTTGACAATAGTAATGATACTGACACCACAGAGGCACTTGCTGCTTTGGTTGAGACTGGCAGCACTCAAAGTTTGATTGGTGAAAATTTTGACAATGGTACAGATGATGCGCCTAGTGTCTATACAGATATCGAATTTAATTATACACCAGAGAACGATTTTAGTGGAAAGTTAACTGGCGCTGAGTTAAATGATACATTTGGTGCCAAGACTGTGTATGTTTCATCTAGAAAATTAGGAAGAAGACATACAGGAATTCATAGTCATACCACAACATTTGATACCATTTATCAAGGTGGTTCTAGTGGATCAAAACCTGGAGCAGGTGTTTCTACTTGGGGTGAAGTTAATTATCGTATTTCTCGTGCTGATTTTGACGAACTTGACTATGGTAAGGTTCAAGCACAGTTAGAAATTCAATATACAAACCAGCAAGGATTTGGTGGTGGACAACCTGGAGTGTTTATCTGTAATGTTGCTGGGGAAAATCCAACATTTAACTTGAAAGCAAGATTTGTTGAAGGTTCTCCTATTGCTAACTGGTTTGGTGATAATAGTTATTTGATAAGAGCACAGCAGGGAAATCCTCCTGGATATAATATGGATGAGCAGTTTTCAAATGGTGATACATTACTGCACATGAGTGGTGGTGGCAATACAACTATTCCACAAAGAAACTGGGATCCTGGTGGTGCTAATAGTGGAGATGCTGTTTCTTTTACTAAAACTCTGTTTAATAGAGACGCAATTGATTTTAACCAGACTGCAGATGTTCCTGGGCAAGATCTTATCATTCAATCTCACTCACATGAACCATTTGAAGTTTTCTTTGATATTGCAAATCTTAGATTACCAAATACAGTAAATGTTAATGTAATTTCAAATGTTGTTCCAGACAATATTTCTGATGCATTTAATATTAATGTTGCACCAGCAACACCAGCACTAATCTGTTTGTACATTATCAGAGCATACTAATGGCAAATTACGCAAGAGAAAGAGGAAAATACGGTGGAATTGTAGGAAGTATTCAAGTCTTTACTACAACATTGCCATTAGCAAACGACCCTAGTGATACTACCTGGAAATCAAAAATTCCTGCAGGTTTCTTACGATGTGATGGATCAGTTTTAGCAGCATCTTTATATCCAGAACTTGCTGCTCTTCTTGGAACTGGTGATGCGTCTAAATTTAAAAAACCAGAGCAATCTTTAACAGAAGATCAATTCCAGTTACCTGACCTTGGATCTAAGTATTTAAAACCTGGATTAGCAACTGGTACATATACAGATTTGACTTTGCTTCAAACAGCAACAGAAAACTTTGCTGGTAAATCTAGAGTTGGTGCTGAAGTTATTGTTACTTCAAATATTGGAAATTCTGATACTATTAGTTACACTGGAAATTTTACAGTTACTGGACAAAATAATATTGATTTGTTGGGCAACTCGAAATTTACACCACCAGAAGATAAGTTAACGTCACAAACTATTCTTGATCAGCAGTCATTCCAAGCACATGGTCATGCTGCAAACCAAAAAGTTTTGAACTATACAGGAAACTTTAAAGTTGGTGCTGATGGTAAAGGTGATGGAACTTTAAACGTATTTGCTGGACATTCTCTCGAAACTTCTGGAAATCCTACAAACACTGCTTCATCTACACACGCACATAAATTAGATTGGCCTATTTCTACGGATTATAGTAATAACTTTGCTTTTTCTTTTCCGACATTTAACGTACCAGCAGATAATATACAGACTACTATTAACGTAGCAACAAAGACAGTAACAGAACTACCAGAAAGTATTCAACCTTTTATTTTGGTTGAGTATATTATCAAATTCTAAAATGGCAGAACTAATCTATACTCTTATACCAGGAAGTACGGGATGGGATTTTACGGGCGTTAATGACATCTTAGATGGATGTGCCATTTATGACAATTGTTATGGTGTTTCTGGTGCTTGTGGAACTGGTGAACTAGGTGGGTTTTCTACTAATACTGGTGATAAAGTTTTAAGTTTTGGTACGTTTAATAGTAGTTTTTACGTTGTTAACCGTTCGGCTCAATGGCTTATGAATACTACCTCTATGGAGTATATGATCATTGATGTTATTGTTGGTGATGACTCTAATGGTGGAGAACGACCTAATAACTTTGGGGAATCTCTTTATATTAAGTGCGATACTGGGGGAAATACATCACCAACATTAGTTGCATATTCTGGTAAGGATGGTGGATATACATTCCCAGATGTTCAGGGTGGGGGAGGTTGGTTTACTGTAACTGTACAAATTCCTGCTGCAAATCGTGGATTATTTTTATGGGAGTTATATGCTTATAGTGTTCAACAACCAGAATTTGATGGTAGTGGTGGTATATACGCTAATAATGTCAATGCTGGAGATAGATATGGCATTTCACGAATAAGAATTTACGGTGAAGTTCCTACTCATATTCAATATTTTAGAGGAAATGATGAATCAGATGATTGTGATATTTTCCCTGGAGATCCAGTAACTTTTTCTTGGAGCACTGCGTTAGGCAGTTTTGCTGGTGCTACAAGTGGAGAAATTGTAACCATGCCAGGCAATGGAGCATTTTACACTATTCCTACTGGGGATCTATTAAATGGTACTTACACATTTAATCCTGGTCCAACATCCGAGCAAATATATCGATTAAAAGTTCAAGGAAATTCTGGAGAGTTGACACAAGATCTAACGGTCAAAATGTTGTCTCCAGATAGTGACCCAGATACTTTTGCATTTAATAGTGTATCTAATGCTGAACTCTCTACCTCATATAGCAGTAACACTGTAACTATTAGTGGTCTTGAATCATCTGTAGTTCTTACTGCTACAAATGGTGCTGAAACGTCAGTAAATGGTGGAGTGTTTAATACTTCAAGCAAAACTGTTAGTAATAATAACACTGTACAAGTGAGGATGACATCCTCGGCAAATTTTGCGACAAAGAAAACAACTTCTGTTAGTGTTGGCAGTTCTTCTGCTTCTTGGAATATTACTACAAAATCCGAACCAGCACAAATTCCAAATATATTTTCATTTAATGATGTAACTGATGCTCCTGTAAATGCTATTGTAACTAGTAATGAAGTAACTGTTACTGGCATTACACAACCAGTAACAGTTTCAGCGCCATCTAATGTTATATCGGGATTCGAGAGTCAAGTAGATGGTGGTGAATGGAGTGCTGATGTTAAAATTATTGAAAATGGTGGTAAGTTACGATTGCGTTTGAATACTACTTCAACTGCACTTGGAGATACTCAAACTACAAACATAATAGTAGGTGGGGGTAGTTCTGTTTCTTGGAGTGTAACTAATCAAACAACTGCTGATAGTAGTCCTAATTACTTTGAATTTAATGATGCACTAGATCAAGCTGCTTCTACACCAATCAACAGTAATTCTGTTATCATTACGGGGATTAACGTAAATACTACAGTTACTGCTACTAATGGTGCATTGATTTCTATTGCAGGGGGTGCATATAATAGCAGTCCTCAAACTATAACAAACGGGCAATCTTTATCTGTTCGTTTAACATCTAGTCCTGACCCTGGTGGTGAAGTTGAAACTGACGTTACTGTTGGTAATGCTCCACTGGAACAATTGACAACAACATGGAAAGTTGTTACTACAACTTCTGGTGACACTACACCAGATGCTTTTTATTTTATTGATAAAGATGATCAAGTCCCTAATACATATGTTGAGAGTAACACTGTTTTAATCCAAGGTATTACATCACCATCTCCATTCAATGTTACTAATGGTCAAGCATCTATCAATGGTGGCGCTTGGGCATTTACAGGTAATGTAAGTAATGGAGATACAGTAAAACTCAGGATGCTTACTCCATCTACTGTAGGCACAGATAAAAGCGTTAGTATCACGATAGGATAATGCCAGAAAACGTTAGTATTACATGGTCAACATCACAGTCTGGCGTTGGTAGCGGCGGCGGCGGATGGGTCATTTCTGACAATGGAAATGGTACAGGAACTAGAATTAGATTTAATCTAGAAAGATCAAGTAACTGCGGTGGATCTAATAGTAGCACACAATCTGGTACAGCAACTGCAACTATTATTCCTGGACCTAATTATGAAATGTCAGTTGCACTTGCGGGAAGAGGTGAGGCACAAGACCCTGGATTTGAAGCAATTACGTTGTCTGTTGCTGGACCAGAAATTAGTGGTGTGATTTATACTGCTGCAGCTGCAGGTGGTGGACGAGGTTGTGGAACTGCTCCTGTGAATATTACACAGAATCAACCTGGACCATTTTATCTTCCTGCTGGAACTAACAATACATTAACAGCAAGTTTTACAACCAGAGATAGTTTATACCACGATGAGACTTGTTTTTATCAAATTGACTTGTCCTTTGAAGCAGTAGATCCTCCATCAAATATTCAATTCTTTAGAGCAAATGATCAATCACCAGAAACAACTATTACAAGAGGAGATCCTGTTGCATTAACATATAATACTTTATGGAATGGTCAGACATCTGCATTTACATGTTCTATTGATCAAGGAATTGGCGATGTTAGTTTAATTCCTGGATGTACATTAGATTCTGGAACAATTAATTTAATTCCTGCACCTGAAGCAGATATTACATATACTTTGTCAATGACAGGATCGACAGGTGCTTTGAGTTCTCAAGTATCTGTAATTGTTCTTCCTCCTGACAATGAAGCAGACCCTTTTGCTTTTGATGGCGTTTCAAATGCTGAACTATCAACTTCATATGACTCAAATATAGTTACAATTAGTGGACTGGAAGTGTGCCAAGAAGCATTTGCATCAAATGGTGCTCAGATGTCTGTTAATGGTGGTGCATTTTCTACAGCAACACAAACAGTGTGTTCTGGAGATACGGTGCAGTTGAGGATGACATCTTCTCCTAATTATGTAACTAAGAAAACATCAACTTTAACTATTGGTGTTACTACTGGTAATTGGAATATCACAACAAAGAGTTTAGGTAATAATGTTCCTAATGATTTTTCTTTTATCGATGTAGTTGATGCGCCAATTTTATCTTATGTTGAAAGTAACGTTGTAACTATCACTGGCATTACGGGAGATACAACTGTAAGTGCTCCTAGCAATACTGATTTTGAATGTAGAGTAAACGGTGGTGCATGGACTAATTTACCACAAACAATGACAAATGGACAAACTATACAGTTACGAGTGTTTACCAGTGATGCTCTTGGTGAACTAAAAAGTACACAAATAACTGTTGGTGACGGCGCTGCTAGAACATGGAACGTCACTAATGTTGCTGTAGCTGATGATAGTCCAGACTTTTTTGATTTCTTTGATAAAATTAATCAACAACCCAGTACACCAGTTGATAGTGAGTATGTAACTATTACTGGTATTAATGTTCCGACAAATATTACATGTGATAATCCAAATGCTGACATTATTGTATATGATCCAGTTAGTGGTAATACTACATTGTATGGACCTGCGACCACAATTGTTAATAATCAGCAAGTAAAAATTAGGTTGACATCTAGTCCTGACCCTGGTGGTGAGGTAAATACTAATGTAACGATTGGAAATTCTCCACTTACACAACTCACTGATATCTGGCGAGTATTTACCACAACTGATGGTGATTTGATACCAGATGCATTTTACTTTGTTGACAAAGATAATCAACCCCCCAATACTTTGATTACTAGTAATACTGTTCTTATTACTGGTATTACTGGTGCAGCACCAATGAATATCACAAATGGTGAGTTTAGAATAAATGGCGGCAGTTGGGTTTCAACTGGTACTTTAAACAATGGCGATACATTACAACTTAGAATTTTGACTGCTCCTACATTGTCAACACCAAAGACCATGAATATTACGATAGGATAATGGCAACTCTCACATACGAATTTACCAACCCAGGAACTTATACATTTGACTTCCCAGCAAATGCTACAAACGTAAGTTTTATACTTCGTGGTGCAGTTGGTGGTAGTGCATATGCTGCTTCGTATGTTGATCCTAGAAATGTAGGCACTCCATCTCCATTCCAAGAAGCGCCCCAGGGGCAGTACATGACTGGAAGTTTAGATCCCGCAGTTGTTGGTGGTCAAACTATTACTGTTTATCTTGGCGATCGTGGAGGTATTGCAAACAGTAGTTTTGGATTTGATGGTGGTGCAGCAGGAGGTTCTGGTTATTATTCTGGTGGAGCAGGTGGATCTTCTGGTGGTGGAGAGACTTGGGTAACTGATGGTGGTGGTTCTGGTGGCGGTGGAGCATCTGCTCTAGTTGCTGTTGGTCTTGGTACTGTTCTTGCTGTTGCTGGTGGCGGCGGTGGATGTGGTGGTAGTGCGTATGATTATGGTGGACAACTTCCCACATACAACACTAATCTTACTACCACTTTTAGTGGTGGTGGAACTGGAGGCAATGGTGGTAGTGGTAGTGGGTCTAATGGAGGATCTGGTGGTGGCGGTGGTGGAGTACCTGCAGGATCTGGTGGTGCAGCTGTGCAATCAGGTAACCACGGTCCTGGTCAAGCAGGAACTGGTGGGGGAGGATATTATAATGATCTAGCAGTTCCCACTTGTGCTATTACTGATGAAGCATTCATCACCGATAAAATGAATGATGGTTATTTTTACATTCAATTTGACTCAGGTGATCCGCCAAACGTACAATTCAGTTCTAATCCCGCAGTAGTTGTAACTGGCGGAAGCACAACATTATCATGGGAAGTTACTGCTGGTGTTCCTGCAGACAATCCAACTAGTATAACATTGAATGGTGTTGCGGTTGCTGCTACTGATACTTTAGTGGTTTCTCCTACAGTTTCTACTGATTATACAATATCTGCTACTGGTGCTGGTGGTACAACTACTGATACTATTAGAGTGGTTGTTATTGCCCCTGACAATGGAACTGGAGCAGGAACTACAACTGTATATGGAACTGGCACTCATGCTGTTGCTATTCCTCCTGATATAACTGCGTACTTAACTCTTGCCGCAGGTCGTGGAGGATCTGGTGGATCTGATGCTGGTGGCGGTGGATGTGGTGGTGCAGGTGGTAGAGTTGGAGTTTTTGAAATCTTACCATCTGAAGGTAGACAATTTAACATCTATGTTGGTACACAAGGAAGTAATGGTGCTTCGGGATCTCCTGGAAATAAAGCAGGTGGTAGTGGTGGATCTTCTAGTGCTGGTAGTGGTGGTGCTGGTGGAAGAGATAGTTTAGGTGGTGGATGGTCTGGATCAGGTGGAGGCGGTGGTGGTGCTTCTGGTGTATTTGATATAGGACTCAATCAATGGGTTTGCAACGTCGGCGGTGGCGGCGGTGGTGGTGGAGGTTCCTGGAACCGTAGTTGTAGTAACGGAGCATCTGCTGGCGGTGGTCTTAGTGCTGGTGCTGTTGGTGCAGCAAATGGAAACGGTGGCACTAACTGTGGTGGTGACGGCGGCGGAGGCGGCGGCGGTGGTGGCGGTAGTTCTGCTGGCGGCGGTGGTGGTGCTGGTGTAGATAATTCTTTTGGTGGATCTTCTGGTGGTGGTGGAGGATCTAGATATAACGATGCTGTCTTTAGTTTAGATTCTCAATCTACCAACAATAATAATGGTTATGCGATTGTAAGTTTTACAATTCCCCCTACTATTGCTTATTTTAGAGCAAATGATAATTCCCCAGATACAGATATTTTGCTAGGAGAAGCTGTAGTTTTATCGTGGAGCACACTATTTAATGGACAGGAAACCGCCACAGCAGCAGAAATTGACAATGGAGTTGGTGTTGTTTCTGTAGGACAACAGTTTACATCTATCGTTAGTCCTACAGAAACAACTACATACACTCTAACAGCATCTGCTGGTGGTGTTTTTGCACAACAAACTGTCACGGTAAACGTCACTGGACCAGATGATGTTGCAGATACATTTGCATTTTCTAGTATTCAAAATGCAGAATTATCAACAATGTATGAGACAGAAATTGTTACTATTAGTGGACTTGGTGTAAGTGTAAATGCTTTTGTCACTAATGGTGCTGAGTTGTCTGTAAATGGTGGTGCCTATTCAAGTGCTATACAAACTGTTAGTAATGGTGATACTATACGAGTTAGGATGGAATCCTCATCCTTGTATAGCACTGAAAAAGAATCATCAATCTCTGTTGGTGTTACGAATACAACTTGGAGTGTATTTACCAAACAAGAACCAGTAAACGTACCAAATGCTTTTTCATTCAATGATGTAGTTGATGCCCCACTTAGTTCATATGTTACTAGTAATCTGGTTACAATCAGTGGACTCAATGTTATTGGTACAGTTAGTACCCCACTGAGTGGTGCTGAATCTTCTGTAAATGGTGAACCTTTCAGCACTGCAGTAAAATTAATTAATAACGGAGAAACTTTAGCATTGCGAGTTTTGACTAGTAATGCATTGGGTGACTCTATACAAACTGGTGTATCTGTTGGTAGTGGACCAGTTGTTACATGGAATGTCACTAATGTTACTACTGCTGATGATAACCCAGACTTCTTTGACTTTACCGACAAGTTAAATGTAACAGCAAACACTTATGTTACTAGTGACACTCTAACAATTACAGGATTAAATGTTCCTACTGCTGTTACTGTAACTAATGGAGATTTCCGAATCAATGGTGGATCATGGGTAACTAGTGGAAACATCAATGTTAATGACACACTGCAATTGCGTTTGTTGTCTAGCACAGAACCTGGAGGTGAAGTAGAAACTACTGTTACTATTGGAAATCTCCCACTCAATCAACTATCAGATGATTGGAAAGTAGTTACTACAACTGCTGGTGATATTGACCCAGATGCATTTAGTTTCATTGATCAAGATAATCAACCACCAAATACTCTTGTTAATAGCAATGTAGTTCAAATATTTGGTATCACATCTCCATCTCCAATTGCTATTAGTGGCGGTGAAATGCAGATCAATGGTGGACCATGGGTTACATCGGGATCAATAAATAATGGTGAGACACTGCGACTCAGAATAACAACTAGCGCATCTCTTGGCACTCCTGTTTCTATTTCAATAACAGTCGGATAACATGGCATATAATACTTCTTGGACAGTCACTACGTATGATAGTGCTGATAATATCCAACCTGGACATTGGTACAGTGTTAGGAATAAGAAAGAAGATGGCATGGCTCTAGGAACTGTCATGACTATCTTTAGAGATAAGCAGGGAAACTGGGGTGACCTCAGTGGTTCATTAGCATCTAGATTTCCTGGTTGGATTGTCTGTGAAGGTGATACTCTACAAGCAGCAGACTATCCAGATCTATGGGATGTTATTGGTAATACTTATGGTGGTAATGGTGCTAAAACTGTTAATGGAAATACCAAAACATATTCTGGATCTTTTAAACTTCCTGACTATAAGAATAGAAGATTACATGGTACTGGTAACGTAGATGGTAACACAGGATCATCACCAACACTTGTTACATATAATGCACCAGATTTAAGTTCTTCTGGTTCTGGTGATGCATTTACTGCTGGTTCTGGTGGAGGAAACTGGTATATTGGAAAGATTGATGCTCAGGGTGATCCACCAGACGAACAAGTATACAGTGGAACTGGTCAAAGTGATAGTAAATTCTTTAAACTTGGCACTCTAGTAACCACTGGTGCAGAAGGAATTACTGGAGAAATTAATTATAATATTGTTGGAAACATTCAAGCAACGATTGGACCAGTAAGAGACATCATTGTAAATGTTCCACAACATGAACATGTTATTATTAGTGGACAGGCGGATCAGGTGCCTGTTGGTTGGGTTCCTTGGGGATCTCCTCCTACTGGTGGTGCATTCTTTGGTATCAGTTCGGGAGAAATTAGGGACGCAACTTATCCTCAAATTGGTTATAATAGTGTTGTTGCTCCTGGTGGAGAATTTAATGCAGCTTTCAATAACTATTGGCCAGGTGATCCACAAAATGGTATCCCTGGTCTTCCTGGAGGTTCTAAGTATAGTGCTGGCGTCTTGTGTAATAATGTAGATGCAAATGTTAGTGTGTATAACCCAGGCACACTATTATCTCACTCACATTATATTCAAGAAGGATCTGACTTTGGTGACGGTGCAAACGTATATGGATGGGGAAATAATACTGGTGCAGGAACTGCAGCTGGTGGTCTTGCTACAAATACAACAACGGACATTAATTTCTCTCAAACTGAACTCGCACTAGCAGCAAACGAGGCAACTTTTGCACTAAATTTATCAAAACAAGTTATCCCAACACCATCTTTAGTTCCACAAGACAATGTTTCCCTATTGACTAAATACTATCGAGTCAAGTATATTATTAAAGCATACTGAGGTAGATTATGGCGGTACAACCTATTCGTCCCATCGAACTGATGGAGGACGAAAACATCACGCAGTCTGAATTTAAAGACTTTATTGGTGTTTGGAAAAACTTTATGCCAAAAGTGCGTTGTGATAAATTTATTGAACACTTTGAACAAATTAGGTCTACTAGTTCTGTTCTTGAAAGTCCTGATCCAAGGGAACAAGAACTTATGGACGGGACAACTCAATTCAATCAAGGAAGTCTTGGTAGACGGGATGAATCTTTGTTGTTGAATTACTCTGATGCATCATTAAATTATGAGGCAAACCAGTATTTGACTGCATGTGTACAGCATTATATTAAAAAGTATGATCAATTGAAGAGTGGTAAGTTTATCTCTGAAGATTGTAAGATGCAAAAAACACCACCTGGCGGTGGTTATCACATGTGGCATTATGAAAACTCTGGGTTTGGACATCATGCTAGAGAACTTGTCTGGGCAATCTATCTAAATGATATGCCAGAAGGTGAAGCAGAAACCGAGTTTTTGTATCAGCGTAGAAGAATTCAACCCACTGCAGGTACTGTTGTTGTTTGGCCTGCATCTATGACTCATGTTCATAAAGGCAATACAGTCTTTACTCAAGATAAATACATTTTGACTGGCTGGTATATCAGGGTTCCATAATGGCAGAATATTTCTATCAACAACCAACCGAGGATGAGGTAAGAGAATTTTGGTCTAACACTATTAGACCAAAAGAATCTGTCATGGAGTTAAATTTTGCTGAAAAAGCTGTCACTCTTGGTGGAGTTGCTCTTGGTGCTAGAACTACTTTTGTTGATGAAAAAGCATGGGAAGATGTCGTGCTACCCGCAATTTCTTCAGAGTGGCACGACCCAGGAAAGGATGAAATTGAGCACTTAGTTCTTTATAATAATGATAAGTACCTGTGTCAACGAAAGAAAATCAAATATGATTTTGCAACAGAGTCAACTTACTGGACAACATATAATTACACTGATGGTGACGTTGCTGATGTAAAAAGAATTCGTGACGTTATCAATGCAGTTGTAATTGTTCAGAAAGAAGCAAAAGAATACGAGGTTCTTGAAAAAGCAAGAGAGTTGAACTTAGAGCAACTTGATTATTATTATGATCATAAGTGGTTCAAAAAAATGGATGAAATCCAGAAAATGTTATTGTATTCCGATTTCAGAGTTCTTCCTGATACTCCAGTAAAATATGATGAGGAGAAAACGGACTGGGCAATTTGGAGACAGAGACTTAGAGACTTGCTCCCAGATAATCCCAGAGAAGAATTTGCTGATAACTTTGAGATGTTCAAGTTTATTCAGACATTAAAGTATCCTATCGATCCTAGGAAATATCTTGCCATGTACCCCAATCGTGATGTAGAATACCTGTCTACAGACGATCAATTCCAAAAATATGATTTTGACGCATCTGTAGATTTCGTATCAAAAACGCAACTTAATCTTATTAACTATCTTGAGACATATGATGCTAACTTCAGACCTATTGACAGAAAAGTTTTAGATCTTGCAAGAGAACTGAAGTTAGATGAAGTCTTCGATAAGTTTAACTTCGCTAAATTTATGCCTACTGATTAATATGATCCATACTCTTAACATGTTGCCTCAAGGGGTTGTGAACAACATTAATGATTTTTATGAGTTCTGTGAATTTACTGACGGTTCCTGGTCTGGATCTAATGACAGGAGAGTAAAACACAATCAACAAATTTTAGATGAGTTGCATTATCCATCGATGGTAAAGTTGATGGATCAGCATATTGCTAGTGATAAGAGACTAAATTATATTTTCTTGCCTAAAGGTCATACTCATCCAAATTTCCTCAAATATAGTGAGGGAATGCATTATAGTTGGCACTATGATAATTTTATCTTAGATCAAATGAGGACAGATTACAGTGTAACTGTATTCTTGAATGATCCTGGTGACTATGAAGGTGGAGAACTAGAGATTAAGGTTGGTGATATTTCACAGGAGTTTAAATTAAATGCTGGTGATGCGGTAATCTATCACACAGGATTGCATCATAGAGTCAAACCTGTAACATCTGGCGAGCGTCGTGTTATTACATGGTGGATGAATTCCATGATTGATAATGCTAGTGCTCGTGAAGATATACTAGAACTTTCAAAAGTTCTCTTGGAAGTTGGTGATCACCCAATGCGTGGTAGATTGGAGACTATTAGATGTAATTTGATTAGGAACAATGCCACAATATAGTCCTGATGATGTAGTAGAGTATAAGAACTTCTTTAGTGACATAGACCACGAGGCAATCCAAAGAGAACTTAACAATGGGTTGTGGGCGTGGGGACATAAGAGTGATATGTCTAAAGCAAATCAAATTCCCATGTGGTTGATGTCATTGAGTAAGTACAAGTTCTTTAATGAGTATCTCCTAAATAAGATTGAGTCAAAAACTGGACTCGAATTTAACTTTGAGCGCGTATACGCCAACGGTCACACATTTGGGATGAAGGGTTATCCTCATCAAGATTCTCAAAATCATCGTGGTCGGACATTATTATATTATCCTATGAGTCAGTGGAATGTAGAATGGGGAGGCAAAACTTGTTTTAAGTTTCCTACTGACGATGGTGTTAAACACCACTTTGTTGTACCAGAACCCAATAAGGCAATTATATTCCCTGGAATTGTTCCTCACTGGGCAGAAGAAACATCTAGAACTTTCACTGGTTTACGTATCTCTGTTGCTTGGAAACTCGAACTAAAATGAACAACCATCAGGTATTTGAATATCAAACTATTGTAGAAAATTACATTGCTTCCCGAGAGAAAGCAACTCTTGTGCTGCGTAATGTAGGACCAAGAGCAATTACTGATGAAGCAAAAAGAGATCAGGTATATGATACTTACAAGATGATTCTTGATCATGATGTATTCACTGGTATATTAAGACACGAGATTATCTTTGTAGAATTTGATTCTATTGAGAAGGCAGAAGACTATGCTGGCAACTTTCCAAAGAATCCTAATGATGGAGACCCAGATTTCTATGTTCTAGCAGAAGTCTATGGTCCAAATGGTGCTATCGAATATCATAACAGGTAATCATGTCATACGAAAATCACTACATTGGTGCTGAAGAGCATGTCATTGGAAGTGGCATGATTAACTATCATAGGTATCTGCCTTATGATTGTATTAAACCAGAGTTATTGGTAACTGAAGCATCGTATAAAATCAATGATATCTACGAGTTTTGCAAGACTCGTGCTAAAATTGGATTTCTTCCTGAATCTATCCTAAAATCTAACACTGGATTGTGGATTACCTCTGCAGATAATACATTTGCAGAGGATTTGTCATATCATGTATATCATTCACTTGATTATGGTAACTTGAGAGATGATAAGTTTGAGGCATTGTATGGTGCTCTAGGCACACAAGAACCTGCTAAGATGACAGAACTTAGACAGAGTGATCTTGACTTTGGGTTAGAGGGAGTGTCAGTTGACACTAGTGGAAACGTTGTTAAGTATGTTACACTATTTCGTCCTAACTCTAATGTTCTTGACTACTTTGATCTTCCTGAAATTGATAAGGTAAAGGAATTTGTTACGGTAAGTTTTGCTGAGTTTGAAGAAGGCAAGGTAGACGCTACAACATCCTTTAAGTCACCTATTCGCATTCAGTTTGATGCAGTAGATGATACTACGTCAATTGAATTAGTCAGTCCATTCTTCCTATCAGAGTTTTATGCTGCTGGTGGATCAACAGAAACATTCTTAAATAGAAAGAATCTCTACTTCCAGAGAATGCAAGACGCTGGACTTCTAACTTCAGAAGAGGTAGAATATTGTAGAACTCATAGTCCCTCACATCAACAGTTCTCTGTTAAATTCAAGTGGAGAGGTGGTGAGTTGGTAGATAAAAAACTCTACACATTTGTTGTTTTAGATTTTGAGAGAATTTCATGATAATTGGAAGTATCATCCATGAGTATACTTTGGATGATCATGTGAATATCAACAAATCAGTTGTTGATTACCTATATGATCTGAAAAAACTTGATAGTAAAACTGATAAGATATCTAATATAGGTGGTTGGCAAAAGAATCACCTTGAGCAGGTCCCAGAACTTGCTACTCTCAGTAGTGCTATCTTTAAACAATTTGAAAAGTTCCTTGTAGAAGAACTGGGACCTAATGTAGAGTTGAGTGTCTTTCTTGGTAATCTGTTTTGCAATATCAATCCTCCTGGGTCGTATCACCTAGGGCATATTCATGATGGTCATTTTACTGGTGTATATTACTTGAATACACCAGAAAATTGTGGTAATCTTGTAATTCAAAACCCACAACAGGATCCAGTGTCTGCAGAGATGTCTAGATACTTTCAAAATATTAATTTGGATACAAATATTGTGCCAGTTTCTGGTACAGGTTATTTCTTCCCCTCGCATTTGGTTCATTCTGTTGATGAGAATGTATCTAATGAAGACAGAATCTCATTGTCATATAATATAAGAGTGTTTCCTAAAAATGATATGTAAAATTCT